ATTTCAAATCGTTTTCTTGGTGTCCACTTATCAAATGCAGTATCCATATGGTCTATAAACAATCCACACATAGCTCTTGCACTCATCATAGCTTCATCACTACATACGAACTCGTGTCCTTTAAATCCACACTCATCTCTTTCTTCTTTACCGGCTTCATACCACTCTCTAATTCTTTCTGATACATCAACCCAATCACATCTATCATCAAAGATATATGGTGTTGGTATTGAACCTTGTAACGAACGACTCTTAGGCCATACTGGCTTTACCCACTCTCCGTGAGTTAAGTCTTCATTATTTTCCCACTTTCTCCAATCGTGTAGAGATTCAATCTCTGCATAATCTTGATAGGTAATGTGTTTATCTTTTAATCTAAAACCACATTGGTCTTGTAATCCACCTGTAACATTAACAATGATTGGTGTTCCACACATTAACGATTCACAAGTTCCTAATCCGAATCCCTCATTGGATGCGATATTGATTGTGACATCTGCTATGTTGTATAAATAATTCAAATGTTGATTTGATAGTTTTTGTGTAGAGAATATAATGTTTAAATCTGGACACATAGCTTCAACAACCGCCGGTAAATCTGTTCCGTGTTGGTCTACTGGCTGTGTATGTAGGACAAATGCAGTTTTATCTCTTTTTTCTTTTGGTAACTTGTCTGCAAATGTTTTAAATGCCATAATGGCATCAGATGTAAGTTTTCTCTTGATATTTCTGTTGTTGTAAAATAAAACAAAATCTAAATCTTTACCTTGAAATAGTTCTGATTTCATTTTATTCATTTCCAATCTTTCTTTTTCATTTTTAACTGGATAAAAAAACTTTTCGTTGATTCCGTGTGGTACATATGTTGAATCCCAATCTGTTCTTGGTTTATTCTGGCATACATTCTGAACGATATTGTGTGTTTGTTTTGAAATATTCATAATCAAATCACAACTTTCATAAAATGGTTCGTTCCACATAGGATAAGGTAAGTCATCCCATATATTATAATAGAATATAGGTGTCTCTTGTCTTATCTCGTGTTCCATATCATACAACCACTTCCAAAATCTTGGGTCTGTGTAGTGTAGGATTGCATCAGGTTTTTCTGTTTTGAGTAATGACCTTAATAATTCTTGATTACCATACCCATCAACTGGATATAATTTTAGATAAGCATCCTCAATTCCTGATTCCTCTCTAACACTATCACACATATCGACTGCTTTACCAGCGTCTGGATGTTTTATAGCTCCAGCTATTTGAACCCAATCATACTTATCAATAGTCCCCATAACAATCTCTCTTGACATTGTACCGACACCACTTGACATTCTCAGGTCGTCTGATAATAATAAAATCTTTTTCTTTTTAACTTCTGTAACTTTTTTTAATTTTGGTAAACTAAATGTTGACATACAACCTCTTTATACTTGTTAATATTTTGAACCACTCTCTTCTAACTCACTATATTCCATAACCTTTTTAGCAAACTCCTCATCGTAAACAAATAAATCTAAGCTACGATTTACTAATTTCTGTAGTGAAAAGTCTTCACGAATAGATTTCTCTCTAAATTTCTTGTAGAGTTCGTCAATGACTTTTACTGATGTTAATTTTTCTTCTTTGTTTTTGCTCATATAGTCCTTAATATATATATATATATTTCAATAATAAATAGTTAGTTTAACTCAAAATAACGAACTTTTTATTATTTTTTTTACAATATTCTAATGCTGATTTCGTCCCATTGGTTATTGTGTCATCTTTAACAAATGCTACGATTTTATCACTATACTTTACTAAATCTTTATTTCTTTTGTGGTAATATCCAACGTTATATTCTTTACCATAGTTATAGGCGTCCATTATACAATGTTGGTTGTGTGTTTGGTGTTGTGGTGGAAACTCTGAATACTTTAATCCAAATTCTAATGCGAATCTTTTTGCGTATTTATCTGCCCCATCTTTGGCGCCACCACTAACGATTTCCATATCTTTATGTTCCATTTTTAATCTGAACAAAAAGTCTTGAATCTTTTTCTTATTCGTATAATTTCTACTTCCTATGATTGCTATTTTCATCATCATTTCTTTTTTGTTTTCTTGGTAGGTTGTCTGCAATTGTAAACTCATATGTTTTGATGAATTCGTCTAATCCTTGTAAAATGCCAGTCTTTGGGTCTGAGTAATTCCACCTGAATCTTGAATATTGTATAGAATTGTTATTATATACTTCGTTTGGTAATATATCAAACCAAATAAAATCTACTGGTCTGTCAAAGAATTCAGGAACAATAATAGTCTTGCTTTTAAAGTCTCCTTTACTTTCCCAATCGATGATAAAATCTTTCAAACGACTTAAGTCAACTTTATCATTATCCCTATCATACCATAGATATATTTCAAATGGTGGAAAATGTCCTTCATTATTTATATCGTGTAATTTTGTTAAAACTTCTGACTCAAAGTCTGTTCCTAAAAAATCTGACAACTTTAATCTTAATACTGGCACTATCATCTCATTCTCCTATAAGTCCTTACAACTTCTACACTTTACGTGTTTGGCACATTTTTCATATTCATTAACGACTACATTTCCATCTTCGTCAAAGCACTCTTTCATAAAGTCATCTAATCTACTCATAACTCTATTGATACTTGGTTTACCACTTGCTGGTGAGAACGATTGTATTCTGTTTTGTGGATACATCATATTCTCATATAATCTTCTCTTTAATATTAAATATTCAACATCTATTTTATCTACCGAAATATCTAGCTGTTTTGACATAAAATGTTTATATAATAATAACTGATTGGTTTTATTCTTATCGGCTTTCATATACTTATTCCAACCCATTGTAGCTGTCTTGATGTCGATAATTCTCATACGACCTGTCTTCTTTTCGTGTAGAACTACATCCATATAACCTTTAAACTTCATCTTCTCAGAAATATCATAATCTAAAATCATCTCAATACCAACCAATTCAGTATTCTTCTTTGAAAAGTATCTTGTTTTCTTCTTTAAGAACTCTTCAATAATATTTACTCCGTCTTGATAGAATTCTGCCATATCTTCCTTAGTAACTTCGAAGTCATCTCCGTGTTGTTCTTTAGATTGTTTGTAGCTTTCTTTCATACGATACATTAGGATTTCTTCTAATGGTAAGGCATCTGCTTCTTTAATTGTTCTCTCATAGAAACACACGAGATATGCCTGAATTGTTTCGTGTAGTGCTGAACCAAACAAGGTGTATATATTACCCTTGAAAGTCTCTGCTTTATCCACATAGTTTGCTTTCCAAGTATAAGGACATTTGTCCCACATACTGAACTGACTATAACTTATTTTACCCATCTACTACTGCTCTACCTTTCATCTGTTCCCAATCTCTGTTCTCACGAACTTGGTCATTTACATTTTCTACTGCTTCTAACAATCCCAATGTATCGAACCCATTAATCATTGCTGATAAATCTTTTGGTAAACAATGTCCACCAAATCCTAAATCATTATCAGGACCTGGAACACCCCAATGTGATTTACCTAATCTTTCATCATATGTTGCATACTCCACAACCTTATCATAATCTAAATCTATATTGTCACATATGTATTTCATCTCATTGGCAAACGATACTTTAGTTGCTAAGAAACAATTGGTAAAATACTTTACCATTTCTGCGTGTTTTGCGCCCGTCTTTACGATTGTTGCGTGTGGAAATACTTTAGAATATATCTGTCTTAGTTTTGTAGTTCCTCTACGAACACCACCCAATATAATTCTGTTTTGGTTCTTGAAGTCTTCAATGAAGTTTGCTTCGGTTAAGAACTCTGGATTAAATATAACATCAATGTTTTTGTACTTTCTATGTAATCTATCAGTTGTGCCTGGTGGAATCGTAGACTTAATCACTACAACTTCCCCATTACCACATTCATTTATTTCACTAATGACATCCTCTACGATATCAGTATGACAAGTTCCATCTTTCTTCATTGGTGTTGGAACACATACAAATATAACATCTGAGTTCTTTACTACATCAGATAATTTACTATGCGTTGACTTAGCTAAGTCATACTTGTCGTATGTTGATACTTCATAATGTGGTTCAAAACCAATTCTGATAGCACTACCTACGTATCCTTGTCCTATAATTCCTATTTTGCCCATTTGCCTCTTGCTACGACTTGTGCCATAACCCCATAATTTGATACATCTGAAAAACTATCAACCACGCCCTCTTTTTCAACTGCGTGGTTATCATCTCTCATCAGTAATGTTTTTAATCTTTCTATCTTATCGTTCATACGAAACCAAACACCTAACAATGATAACTTAATATCTTCTTTTGTTTTTAATATTGTTCCCACTGCTATATTTTGTGGGCCATAATCAAACTGCTTTCTACAAAACAATTCATATTGTTCTCGTTGTATGTTTTTAAATTCTTGTGTCATTTCAGGATATGTGTTCTCCATATATCCAACTACATCTGTCGGGTCATATTCTTGACCGACATCATCAATAACTTTTGTTGGTGCGTCTTTAATCGCCATTACTTACTCCATATTTTTTTTAGTTGTTTCTCATCTACACCATACTTTGATACAATAGAATATACAACATCTTTACCCATAATGTCAAGTGTTTTCTCAATATTTTGTGAACTTTCTTCAAAGTGCTCACATAATATATCCATAGCCCACTTTTCAATCTTAGATTTCTTCTTAGATTTAACATATGGTAAGTATGTATTTCCTCTTGGTAGTAGATTTGTATAGAATTGATAAACCGACTTTGGTTTCAATTCCCAATATTGTTGTATTTCATTTACAACTTCTATCCACTCAGCTTTCATTGATAAAAATCTATGCACCATATAATTAGACCAGGTCTTTTTATCTGCGTCTGTAATGTTGTCCCAATACAATTGGTTCTGAACATTTGTAACTTGTTTTATGTGGTCAAATAGTGTTTTTGTTTTCATAGTGAATAACCTTAGATATAAATAAATAGTTTGTGTGAACCTGAAAATGTAAATTATTTAAAACAATCACCATTCATCCAAGTTATTAGTGAGTGTCTCGTTCCCTTTGTGATTGGTGTAACTCTATGTGATAGAAATGCTGGAAAGATAGTTATACTACCTCTCGTTTTCTTTGCTGTATAATTATTTTTACCTGTTTCATCTGTGATACCGAACTCTAAATCTCCACCTTCATAGTTTGTTTCATCTGACAACTGAACAATGGCAGTTAGTTTTCTTGTGGAAGTTTCTTTTGCTCCACAATCAGTATGCCATTTGTATTTACCACCAACACCATACTTTAATATCTTTACTGATTCTAATTCTTGTATATTGTATTTAAATATAGAGTGATTTGCTAATTCAAATACCATTTTTAATTTATTGTTTAGTTTTTCGTCATTGATTTTGACTTCTTGGTTATCACGAACCTCTTTGTTCGTAATGTTATCGTCATATTTACCAGCAAGTTCTGATATCGTTGGTTCATTTCTCTCAAGATACCTCATTAGTTTTACACATTGACTTTCTGATAAGAAGTTTTCTTTGTGTACTACAAATTCAAATGTATCATTAGTAATCATAGGTATAAAACTCCTTGGGGAATTTATATTCTTCAAGTAACTCATTTATATTTTCAATTTGAGTGTATTCTATATTAACTTTTTTACCAACTAAAATATTTTTTACCTTTTCATAAGTTAGAATACTTCTTCTATCAACTAATTTTGTAAGTTTATTGTTTATTTCTCTCAATTCTACGACGCTGTCTTTTAATTTATCTAAACTTAATGCCTTTACTGATATATCGGTTGCTTCGTGGAATATATCAGTTTCATTTGCTATGTGTAATGATATAACTTGTTCAAACAAATTATTTCTAACTAATAAAAAAACTTTATCGTGATAGTCAATTAAATCTTTGACAAACATATCATTATTTTTATAGACAATCTTTGTTCCCATAAAATCACTTAACTGATAACTCTTATCCATAAACTCTCTGAATCCAATATTATCTATTTGTGATTTGAAATCATTAAAAATTGGATGTTCCCAAAACTTTCCATTATAAATTAACTCTAATGTTTTCATAAAGTTTGTAGAACCACACCTTTCGGTTGATACTACCAAAGTTTTATACAAAGGTATCTCCTACTCCCCAAGCAACACAAGAGTATCTTGCCCCCTTAGTTACTGGCATTACCTCGTGTCCTGCAACTGCTGGATGTATAACTAATTTACCTGTCTTTGGTTTTATTATATGGTTGTCAAAAAATTTAAATTCTCCACCCTCATAATCATCATTTAAAAATATAATACAAGTTAATTTAGTAGTGCTATGGTCATCCATCCAATGAAAGTCTGCGTGTGGTAAATAGTGGTCACCTACATCATATCTATGTGCTTGGACTCTATTTCTATAAATTCCCTGTATATCATAATTCCAATATCGTATGTTTGAAAGTTTCAATACCATCCAGAATTTATCTAATAATTTTGAATCATCTGTCTTTTTAATATTAATTACAC